ATGTGGAAGTTCATGGTCATCACCTCGATTGTTCCAGAGTCTGCAGGCATCATCGTCATCTTTGACAAGAATGCCTTTTGCATCACAGAGAAGGTCTTCGTTGTGGATACAATCTTCACACGTTTTTCCCATTAGTTTCCCCCTTGTACGGTTCTGGTAGTGGCATCCATGCTTTTGCACATCTTTGCCAATACTTACGGCTACTCTCAGTGCTAGTAAAAACAAATCTTACAACATCACCCTTACTGTCGGTTACTGTGTACATATTCGGCTTCTCCGGCAACCTCTCACTGCACGGTATCCACTGCGGTTCTGGCTGTGCGGATGGCATATCTGCAATAATTTTATGTGCTTTGACCAATCCCTGATAAAAGGAATTGAAAGCATGATTTTCTGCGTCTCTCAGCGCATCAATCGCCGCCTGTCTGCTTATCAGGTCATCCATTACAATTCCCCTCCCCTATACGGTTCTGGTAATGACATCCATGCGTCTATTCTGATATCGTTCTGCCACCCTGTTTTTTGGAAATCATTGTAAAATTCGTATCTGGTCACTCCAACAGAGCCATATCCGTTTGTTGTGAGATAAAACCCGCGCCTTTGCTCTTTACTCTCTGGCTTAGGCAACCGCTCACTACATGGAATCCACCGCTGTTCCGGCTGTGCGGATGGTACACTTTTTAATCCCAATTCTGCCAAGCCTTTTGCAAACTCATATTCATTGAGATTCCGATAACACTCGTTGGGATAGTGCCATATCGTGTTTGTCATCGCATCAATAGCATCCTGTCTGTCTATCAGGTCATTCATCTGATTCACCTCTTATATCCTCCCTACAGTTGGGGCAGAAATCATACGATTTAGTTGACTGTACTCTACAATATGAGCAGTGCTTCCATGCCCTTCTATCCTTCTGATTTATTCATCAACTCAACCATTGCCGAAAATCCATCATACATTCTATCGACCAAAACTTTGTTTTCTTCCGACAAATTATTTATAATATTAAGAACTTTATTTTTTGGACACCAATCCGGACGAGAATTTATATTTACTTCAAAAGCACTGATATCAAGCATTTCTTTTTCTTTGGATACTGGCATTCCACAAATATATTTGTTTTCGAATTGTCCTATACTTAAACACGATCCACAATTCTCTGGAACTTCAAATTTCATACTGTCTTCTTTGGAAAGTTGTACTTTCAACGCCTCTACCGCTAATTCCACGGCTTTTTCAACTTCTTCTCGATCCTTTTCGGTTCCAAGCCATGCGGTATTTTGCAAGACATTGATTGCTTCTTCATTCGTCATCCTTCATCACTCCAATCAATCCGCTGTCCGCAATCAGGACAAAATTTGTATGCTTCCATCAAGATATCTTTTTTGCAAACCGAACAGTACAACCACCCTTCATGTAGCGTCGGCTTCTTCGGTATCTGCTTTTTCATCGCTTCCACGGCAATATCCATCGCCCACGGATCTATATCAACCGATGTCTTGATATGACGGATTGCGTTCTGAATGCGGTCGGCTTCTTGTGTGGTCATTGTTCGTCCTCCTATCAATAAGAATCTCTCACATAGTATTCCCAATCAATGATTGTTCCGATTTTATACCGTTCTTCCTGATGGATTACAACAAGTGACTTTGTTCTCCACGAAACACCATGCTGTGATTCATCATGTTCGTATTTCATCTTCTGGACGATCTCTTCTGCAATTTTCATTGCTTCATTTTCATCGTCCAAAAGAATTTCAAATCGGAATCCATGATCAATTCTGTGATATTTGACATAAATGTCGCCGACATACAACCTAAGATCGGTAGGTATCGTCTCATCTTTGGGGATATAAAATTTAATGTCTGTCATCCTTCGCCCTCCTGTTCCATGCTTCAATTGCCATTTTTGGATCTTCGTATATTCCTATCTCACATCCACATACATTATCTATACATTTAACTGTGTAAAAAAAACCAGATTCTCTTGCTTTACCAAATACATCTGTATATGTAAAACTGGTGTGTGCAAAATCTAATTCCGCCTGACCCCCACAGAACGGACACGGTTTCAAGTCGGTCATTTGTTCACCTCGCATTCTTCAGCACTGTGAGAATTGCTTCACATTGTCCGATGATTTCGCCGAAGCAATCAGAAGCATTATCAATGTCCTTTTCTTTTGGAACTTTGACTTTAAGTGATTCTTTTCCACGATAAGCTGATCTTCGGATTCCATCTGCCCAGTCGATAAAAATCTGTTTCGGATTCGGCTGTGTTGTATCTATTATTGTCGGCATTTTACCACCTCATATACTTTCCACCGTTGATCTGGATCAGGTACTTTCCCTCTTTCGGAATGTATGCGCTGCCGTCTTCAAGGCTCAGGTATAAGAAACCCTCCCATGTAAGCAGAAACCCATCTGCCATCAGGTTGTAGTAGTTGTCTCCCGGGAAGCTTCTCTCTGCCACTTCGCTCGGTGATAAGTTATCTCCGGTTTCAGCGTCATATATATCAAAGCCGTCCCACTCGATCAGGTCTTCTGGATTTATATTGATCACTTTTTCTCCTCCTTCATATCTGCCATACAACTCGGACAATACCTGGGTGGATTCTCCGTTCTCTCAACCCTGACCGACCATCCGCAGACATTGCACTTATAAATGTGATTCTCAACATATCTTGCATGTCTTCCGCTCCCGATCTTAACCTTCGTGTAACCGTCATAAATCCATTTGCTCATGTTCCGTCCTCCGCTTCAATCACTGTCACTATGTTCTGGATAATATTTGCGAATTCAGATATGTTCAAAAATGTGCCGTCAAAGAAATATGATATTTCCCAGTTTGCACAACGCATTTCTTCAAATAGTTTATCCGCATCAATCAACCGTCCATGCTTCTCAGGCAGTTCGACAAGGGGACACCAGTCGGGTCTTCCATCAAATCCTATAGGTCGGTAGCTTTCCGCCAGAGTCTTGCCGTTAACTTTGCAGTATGTTTCGCCGGTCATAGTGCCGTAGTCCATCGCAAAGCACTTACGGCATTCTGACGGCATCTGCATTCCTTTTACGATTACGCTCATTGTTTCACCTCTTCTTCCGGCACGACCTATAGCCATGCATCCTCATCCAGTTATTAGACGGCAATCTTCCATGTAAAACAAAGTAAAGCATTCTTGTGTCTGGATTCCATCTGCAAGTAAATTCATATTCTTGTGTAGGTGCTATATATAACTGCGATTCGTAAAAATCTTCCCTATCGGAAATTGTCTTAATTTCCTCTACTTCTCCAAGTGTCATCCGCTTTCCGTCTGGAAACAGAACATAAAACTCAGGAAGTTTTTCTGATTCTTTTGGTGGCATCTTTTCACCTCTCAATTCCGGCTGTTACCTCGTGTGCGCACCAGTTAAGCACTTAACAGGTCATTTAACCGCCACTCCAAGCGGCACCGGGTTAATCAATCCTACTGTTTCCCACCGAAAGTCAACAGCATTTTTTCAATAGATTCAACGCTTTCTTTGACTTCCAAATCTCCATCATAACTCCCCGTCAAGGCAACAATAGTCACGTCTTCTTTACCAAAATCTTTCATCACAGCCTTTATCTGTGACGGATTTACAAGGACAAAGCTTCCGTCACTCTCTCTTGTCAACCTTAAAAATCTCATCCGCATCACCTCATATCTCAATCACTTACACAGTTTGTTATACGTTTCTATTGCGTTGACTAAAAAATAATGCACGAATGGTGTGTCATATTCCTTTGATTCCACACAATAAGTTACTTTCCCACTAACAACATCTGTTTTCACAAAGAGCAGTGCTTTACTACTTCCTGCAATTACCGATCTGACAGTAAAACCTTCGAAATCTGATTCTTTCAGTTCGTATCCCATCTCATCACCTCATTTCACGGCTGTTAGCTCCTACAGCTCATTTAACAGACTGTGTGTCCGCACCGTGTGAAATCAATCTTCGTCCAATTCTCCTTCCCACGGTTTTGGATAATAATCCCATGCGATTACCTCAAAGTAATGCGGGCCGATAGGATGTTCCAGATTGCCACGCTCGAAGAATCCATAATACCCGCTTTCCGGAGTCTTCATGTAATATACTGGAGCCAGTACGACTCGTTTCGGTCCTTCACAGTCTCTTTGCACAGTCACGATCATCGGTACACAC